ACGCCAGGCAGCGCATTTACTGTAACGTAAAAGAAATTGTGTGTACCCGGATTGGATTGCTGTGTAATCCCGTTTATTTCATCATAAGAAATAGTGAATCCGGATGTTCCGGCATTTGCTGGCGTTGTTGACCCTTTTGTAACGTCGTAAGAAAAAATTTGATTGCCAAGTTGTGTCACAAAAGCATTTTGCTGATAAGCTACATTACCTGTGTAAAGCGTTGAAAATGTAAATCCAGTTGGATTTGCGCCATCTGCCGTTACAGTTTGTAAGCCAGCCTTATTTGTGACAAGTCGAATAAAATTAGTATGCGTTGATGTTATAAATCCCATTGCATAATCAACACCGGTTCCGGTTCGTGGCATGTCATTAACATCATCCCACAGCTTATCACCAAGCCTATAGTAAGGAACACCCAATGGAGAATAGCCATCATACGGATATGCACTACCGTCACATATAATATAACTGTCATCATTGCATAAAGAGCCGGTAAAGTTTTTAATGTCAATCGTTGATTTGATTTGACCTACTTCCGAATGCTGCCATACCATGCCTTTTGGGGTCAGTATGGGTTGTAGGTACAAGTCGCTACCGTCTGGGTTTGGTTGCGTTACCCAGCCTGCGATGGAGCGAGACATCATGTCTGCGTTTGTTTGCAATGGAAAAGCCGTAATTGCGACGTTGCCAGGCGTTAAGACAAAGTCTGTAAATTGAACAGCGGCGGATGATTCAGGTGCGCGCAAAGCTATTCTTACGAAATCATCGTTATTGGTTCCCAGTGTTCCGCCCTCATCGGGGAAATTAGGTATCAATACGGTTATATAAGCGTAAGTTGGCGCGATAATAACAGAGCCGACGCTGGTATCAGTCGTTGCGGATGGTGAGCCGCCAGAGCCATAATAGCGAATTACGCGAACATCAAAGGTGTAAGTATTGGCGTCTAGGCTTCTAGCGGCAAAGAAATTAGTGTACGACTGCGAACCGGGAGGCGAGCCTGTAGTAAACTTATTAACACCTTGCCATTCTATACCGATATCTCTAACTTGGTCGCTAGGGTCAAATGATGTACATCTATAACTAAATGCATAACTCGGATAATCATCTAAGCTTGGTATTGCGCCATTGATTAACTCAAAGCTGTTATTGAATGTAGATGCGCCTCCAGTTGTTCTTGAAAATGTCCAGCCGCCTTGGGCAATGTATTGCGTGTCAACGCCCGCTAGGCTAATAACCGGCGGCTGAGATGTTCCAACAATATCAGTGTGTGACCAAAATTGACCATTAGGTATCAAGTTACGGTAACCTGCATCACTAATAGGGTCACCGCCATTATTGACATTAGGCGGCCATGCTTCGCGGGTAAATTGTGGAACAAGAAATGGTTGCTTGCTAGTAACCGTGACATAGTATAATTCAACCGTGTTATTACTGTCATCCGGCGTGCCTTCGTAAGGGAAATAGTAAGGGATGATATCAGCGCCGTTATATTCAAATGTGCCAACGCTGGATAGCGTCATAGGGTTGGGCAGTACAGAATAAGTATAACTAGGTGGTGAGCCGGTTATCTGGTAGACGGGCTTTTTAATTGTACGGTTAACGTCACTGTAAAATGTGACCTCGCCAGCGTCTAGCGGAAACCCCGTGTCCTTATCGACAAAATATTGCTGCAAATCTGCGCAAGCGATAAACCTTGGGTCTGTTGACATTAATTATTCCCCTGTAATGCGTTGGCAATGCCCTGCGCTAGCGTGTTCGCACCTTGCACCTTTTTAGGCGTGTAAATTCGATTGCGGTTTTTTAGCATTTCGTTTACTAGGCTTTGACGTATTTTTTCGGATGTTAAAGTTTTAGTAACGCCCTTTCCTGCAATCGCTGGCCCTATTATTCCCACTGCACCGCCTATTAAAGCGCCAGGGATTCCGCCAACAGCAAAACCTTTACCCATTGCTGCAAGTGAGGTGGCTAATGGCGCCCACTGCGAAGACCTGGCGCCTGTTTGGGCATTTGATAATGCCCTCAATGGCTCTGGGTTTATATTTATTCCGTGAACAACATCATCCATGGCTTTTTCGTTATCTTTATTTGAAAATAAAACTTCCTTTTGACGAGGCCCTAGCTTTTCGTGTAGACTTCTAAGCATACCTAAGTCAACATCACCATTTGCTTTGTTAATGGCTGGAGAATAATATGCATGAGTTACAAGGCCTTTTTGATTGCTTCCTAATTTACTCATTAGTTTATCTAGTTGTTTGGATCTGTCTTGAGATTGATTACGCCTTAAGAATTGACTTAAAATAGTGTCAGTATCACCTTTTCCATACTTGATAAATTTATCTATGTCTTTATCCATATATGGAGAATACTCGTTTGCATAAAACTTTCTGTAGTTATCACGCAAGCTTTTAACGTTTTCATCGGATGCACCATCAAGTGCCTCTTGGACATCTTCCTTTTTAGCGTCAATTAAATCATTGTAAATTCCGCCAGAGTAAGAATCTCCCGCGTTAAAATATTTGTTTGCTTGAGAGCCAAGCGCTGTGTTTCCGCCGCTAATATCAGCAGATTTTAACTTTTGATCGCCGTATTCTCCTGATGCATGCGCCTGTAAATCATTCATAACTTCCTTTGGAACGTAGCTTTGCAATTCAGGGTCTTCCTGTATTTCTTTTAACTTGTTTTGAGCGTAAGACATTTGATTTTTACGACCAACCAAGACACCGGAATCGTCAGCGGCTTTGTTTAATTGAGTTTCAAGCGCACCTTTTTGATTTAATACTTCTTTTTTGCTCTGCCTAAGGGCATCTTGGATTGCCTGCATAGCATCATCTGGCTTATTGCCACTGGATAACTGATTCAAAGTATCGGTCGCTTTGCTCTTAAGTTGTCCAACTGTTTTAATCATGGCGTTGGTTGCGCCCGTAAAAGGAAATGATGGCGCCATGGTTTCTAGCGATGACTTTAGCATTTTGTTGCCAATAACATCGCCAAGCCCCGTTCCGGTTTGATTTGCGGCCTGCAAGTTGCTTGATAGCTGTTCTGGCGTTAAAGCGCCGCGCAACAATTTTGAGGGAACCAGCGCTTGAGCGCCCTTAAGCGCTGCTGGAGTTAATGCGCCAACAATTCCATTGATAAGACTGCTGCTACCCATGCTATCTGGCGAATTTGAAGCACCGCTTAATGCGCCTGCGCCGCCGTCTGCTATCATTTTACCAAGCAGCGATACGGGTCTTGCCATTTTAGTTACAGCGCCGCCAGGGGCAAGGTATTCGCCAATTCCGCGAGATAAACTTGCTTGAACGCCATCTTTTCCAGAGCCAATAGGAGCTGCGATATTGGAAACATCAGGAGCGCCTAAGTTTGTTCCGAAAGCTTTATTTACTAACGCGGTTTCACCTTTGTTTACTAATCCGCCAAGATTTACAGCGCCTTGAACCGCGCCTTGCGCTAAATCCCTTGCGTCATTAATTGGATGAGGTATCCAGTCATTTTGCTGCTTTTGCTTTAAGTCGCCATAATATTTATTGAGCGCACCGAGCCTTACAAGCTTGTCAGCGCTTAAACCAAGACCATTTGTTGCAGCCTCTTTCTCCATTTGCGCTTGCGCATTTTTATCACCGTAATAAGCATTTAATGCGTCTAGCTGAACTTTTTGTTCTGGCGTTAGATTTAAATCAACCATCAATTGCCCCCATTTGCAATATCAATTAAATGTTGATTTTTTAAATTTGGATACATCTTTGCTAAAGCAGCAAGCCTATCTGCATCTATTTTATTTTCAGACTTATTGCCAGCTAATGCAGCTAAGGCGCTTGAATCACCTGATTTCCCCTTGGCGTCCGATGGAGAAGCGGAAGGACTCGCGGGGTTTTTAAGCTGTTTATTAATATCGTATGGAGATTGAGATATTGTTTTTCCAATACTGCCGTACAGAGACTTTAAGTATTGATATTGCTGCATTGCAAGCTCAGGGTTGCTAGTAAGCGAAACAGGGTTTAATTGCTGAATTGCCATTAATTTTTGCTGGTCAGTTGAATTTGCGCCGCCGGTTCTTAATATTTCTGTTGCCAGAGCTGGTATTGCTTGCTGGGTAAATTGCAAATACTTTAAGTAATCTGGGTCATATTTTCCGGCAGATGCTAGCGCTTTATCTTTTACAAGTTTTGCTTGGCCATCTGCGCCAGCATATTTAAACGCAGAATCAGTTAAGCTGTCAGCGCTAGAAAACGCAGAATCCAATGTTGCTGCATAGCGTTGTTGGTCAACTCCTTTTGCAGTATTGCCATGCTTAACATTAAAGTTAAGAATTTGTTTAGCTAATCCGCTTGGTTCCCCTAGGGGCGTTCCATCAGAAAAAGTTGATGAACCATTTAAATATTGGCCTGCAGCGTCATTTACTTTGTTTGTATCCCAGTCAGGATGGTCTTGCGCCAATTGCTTCTTAAGGCCATTTAATATGCCCATATCAACGCCGCCACCATTGCCGGTTAGTTGGTTTTGGGCTTCAGCATTGGTCAATGCAACTTGCGCTTTTGCTTGAGGCGCAGCATAAGGTAATGTCGCTTGCGCAGCTTGATTTTGTAAGCTTGTACCTTGATTTTGTAGATTTGTGCCAGCAACATTAGCGCCGGCTTGCTGGATTTGAATTGGCATCATGGCTTTAGCAAGTTGGTTTGCAAGACCCTGAGACGCCAAGTCCTGCTGGTCTTTTTGAGGCAGGTACTGGTTATTTATTCTTTGAGCAATAGCCTGAGCCAGTGTATTTTGAGTATAGGCATTAGACTGGGCAATTTGAGCGCGTTTTTCTGGCGCATACCATTCGTTAGATAAGTTTTGAGCCTGAAGGTTGGCGGCGGCTTGTGGACCAGCGTATGGTAGCGTTGCTGCGCTTCGCTGGTTCATCAAGTCTTGACCTTGCGTACGCGACTGCGTGGCCTGATTTTGTAAGTGTTGCGCAATGATGCGCGACATCATACTAATGCCAGGGTTTGCCTGCTCAGGGCTTAATATGTCGAAATTGCCGCGCCCGATATCCATTACATTAACGCCAACATAGCAAGAGATGCAGCACCAGCACCGGCACTAGTATTACCATTGCTTGAGCTATTTCTAGGGTGTAGCATGTTGCTTACTAAACCAGCCGAAGCACCGGCCACCCCCATATTGTGCTGATTTTGATTAACTTGGCTGGCATAATCTAAGTTCGCTTGCTGCATTAGGGATTGCGCAATGGTTTCTGCCATGCTGTTTGATGCGTCATATCCCATCTTATTAATATTTTCTGCGCCACCAAAGCCGGTGTTATACATACCCTGCGCCCCACCAATACCCATTTGTAATATGCTCATTGTGTGGTTTAGCCAATCGTTATAATCCTGATTTGCAATGCCTTCAGTTGTGTTTGCCATATACTGCTGCTCTTGCGGCGTGCCAACATAGCCACCCGATGCGGCGGCGTTAGAGACAGCATCTTGACCTTGCTGTAATTCATATTGATAACCAGGTGATTGCTGGTAACCGGCACCTATGCTATTTAAATAACCACCAGGATTACTCATCATAGAGCCATAAGTACTCTGTAACTGACTTCCGCCACCCAAGAGCGATGCTATTTGATTTCCAAGAGCAGACATGGATTGATTGCCAGCATTGATATAAGGCTGGTAGTAAGGCTGCACCTGTCCCGGTATCTGCTGTAAATCTTTGCTGGCTTGCTCACCAGGGTTTGTATAAAGCGACATTCAGTTGCTCACAGGTTCGGGATGGCGTGAAAAACACCATCTGCTAATTTAATGTAAAGTTGACCATTTGGCGCACCAGAAGAGCCCCCGTTAATGGATTCAGTGTTAAAAACCATGGCGCCCGTCAAAATGCTGTCTGATTGCTCTAATGTCGACATTTGGGCGCTTGTAACTGAGGGCGGAACAAACGCCTCGCCTAAGCATTGCTGCATCTGCTGTACAAGCTGCGTAAAATAGGTAAAAGCTTCCTCTTTAATGTTTCCGTCGCTATCACCAATCTTATGTAAATTAAAAAATGGTACAAGCATTATTTTGTTATTCCTATTACACCATCACTAATGACAAAGCGGCCATTTAGACCGTGAAACCGAAACTGTGGCGTCATATCATTGGCATCGCCCAACATATCCCACCTTAAAATACTTTTTCTGTTACCTTGGGTGTTCATAACCTTTTTTATAAAATTACCGTAATTAACGCTCCCGTCTCTAGCAATTGACGCATCAACGTGTGGGATATTGTCAGTATCTTCAACTTGATAATCAAACTCACCCTGCTGAATAGTGAACCCCATGTAACCCGCTATAAATCGAGACTGGTCAGGTTTTGATATGCTATCGGTAATTCGAATAAGCGGTATTTCAGCTACTTTATTGCCATAATCATAAGTAAATAATGTTTGATTCAATTCGTATAGGTTACCATCTTTCAGGCTAACAAAATAGTACGTATTGTTAAAAAAACTTATGCGTTTAACGATAAATACGTCCATATTTTCATCACAAAGGGTAAAAAACTGCTTTGTGTTAAAATCGTACAGATAACTTAGGTTATCCTTTGGCCAAGACACCACATAACAAAGATGACCCGCCAGCCTTAACATAAAACCGTAGCAGTTTTGCGGCGCAGTAAGCGACGCTAACTTAAAGTCAATGCCGTCCGTTGATATCCTTTCTGTGCTGCCGCCCTGCGTCGTCATAATAGCGGGACCCGATTCCTCGTTAACCCCAATCCAGCACACCACCTCTTCATTTGTAGCGATGGTTGCGGGGTTTATGCAGCCATAATCCAAGTTGGTTGACTGGCTGCGCTGATAGGGAAATTCAGCCGCGCCTATGTCCATCCAAAGTTCACCAACGTTACCGCCCATGACTAACAGCAAGTTACCGCGCCCTGGGAATCTTACACAAGCCACACAGGTAGTTGCCTTGGTAGAAACCTCCCCCACGTGCTGTGCGTTAAAAGGCCAAGACAATCCATCACCCACTGCTGATAGCCGGTATTGGTTGGTTTTAGTATCTGGTGACACAAACCGCCCATTTTGAAACGTCAAATAACCAGGCGTAAACCCCAGAGCCGTAGACGTTAATTCAACAAAACCATCAGTAAGATAGTTAAAAACATAAATGCTTTGACTATCACTAAAAGCAATCTGGTTAACGTTGTTTTCATCAATAAATACATCGCCGGTAAATGTACTCATCACGCCAACAACAGTTTTGGTTAGGTTTTTATCAAACTGCCATATGTTATTGTCAATCACGGCGTACATTTTTCCGTTTTTTTGACTTGTAAATATCCCCCTACCTTCTCCACCATAATTAATAATACTTCTGGGCGACCAACCACCAAAGGGAACTAGCCAACCATCCGATATAATCATGTTGTACGTCTGCTCAGACGACATCTTTTCGTAACGCCCAAACTTAGTTGAGCCAACCATTTTAAGTGGCACGTCTTGATAAATTTCAGAGCCAGGTTTAGCCATTACACTGTCCACCCCCCGCCTATGTTAACTTGCCCATAATTTAACGTTGACCGGCCATTAATCAGCCTCACCTTTCGGCTTGACATATCTGGCGGGGACAGGTTCTCCATTTGTTTTGTTATCTTCTTTAGAGTTTCCGCCTTGTCTTGCGGGAATTGATACCCGCGACTTTGGCACATATATTCAGCCAAGGAGTAGCGAAAAAACTCGAGGTAAAATGCATCATATGTTAAAGATAAGTCCTGGTTTAAATCAACATTGGTTAGCCCAAACTTTCCAACCAATTGAGCGGCATAATTACTCGCTGGCTTAAAATACAACCTCAGCGTTCCGCCGCCATACCCTCGCTCAAAATGCCATGAAAATGGTAAGCTTTGGATTCTGTCCGCCCTGCTGCTGCCAAAATACCGTTTTCTGTCTATTTTTGCGGTTGAATACCGTACACCATCGATAAAGAAAACAAAGGTTTCCATCATCAACAAGTTGGGGATAAAGTAATCTTCTACGTTATAAGCCAGCTCAAAATCGTGCACAGTGTAATAGGGAATTAGCTTTGTGTTAGCACTCTTTATTGCCAGCAGAGAATTAAGCAAAAACAGACCGTCATTCAGCTGATCGCCGTCAACGGTCTGGAAATTTCGTGATACGATGTTAGACAAGTACCACGAATTATTGATTAACTCTCTTGACGTATAAGCCATTAATGCTACACCGTATAAAAATAACCATACACAAAAACATTTGCAGAGTCAGAGGCGTTTGACACTGTGTAAGACAGAGCGGCACTGCCGCTGTTTAACAACACGGTTACGATGAATTGATCGCTAATGGACACTGTTGAAACCTGACCAGTAACAATTCGCTGCGAGCCGATGGCGTCATAGGGGTAAATTGTCAACACGTTGCCTGCTGTAGCTGGGGTAATAGATGCATTAATAATGGCTTGCAAATTAACTTGGTCAGGAACCGTGCCAGCCAGCGCAATCGTTGCCTTGGTTGTGGAATTCAAGGATGAGCCTACCTGCCTTGGCGTTTCGTACGCAAAGTTTCTTGCGTTGCCAGTGCCGTACCAGTAACCAGACAGAAAATGAACAGAATTGTCAGTGTGGATAAAGCCAATGTGACGATAAATATTGTAACCAGCTGGCAATATCGGATTTTCTGCAGGCGATGACAGGGATATCATAGCACCAGGCAGGTTAAAATTAGTTGCATCAGAAATGGCATAAACATAGTAAATCTTGCTTGCTTGCAACACACCCGTGTCGATGCCGTTTAACCCAACAACGGAAGAATCAATCGTGGTTATAGCATCGGCAGCGATATTGGAATAAACGCCTCCCGCATTTCCAAGGTTGATATCGTAGGTATCGGACTGGTCACGCATAATGCCAGCACTAACAACCAGCTTTGTATTGGGCGTGGTGGCGTCATTGCTAATAATTGCGCCGGAAATGCCAGGATAAAGTAAATTTATCGCTGGACTTGATTGGCTTGTGTAAGTCATGTTTTATTCCCTCTTAGATTGTGAACAGTAGGCGTTGGCAGTTTTCAGGAACTAAGGACGCACCGAACATTGTGTCATTTACAATGCCACGCTTATTCTGGCCAAATAATGAGCCGTAGTAAGTTCGAATTGCGGCGCCGCTGTCCGGGTCGACTCTACTGTAAGTAGTGAAGGGGTCTTCTTCTGGTAGTTGAGGCATGGCCAAGTAAAATGGATTGCCGGACATAATCAAGCCGCACTTATGCGATGGCATAACACGAATTTTCATGCCAGCCTGAATAGGTTGGTTGATATTTTGATTGCGAGTAGCGGCACTCACCAAGCCGGTATCGGTATTGGTTCGTATATTCAGGGTAAGCGTTCCCGCTGTGCTTGAGCTAGCGGCGGTTGCAACCATTTGAACGGGCAGCGACGTTAACTCATGGCCTATAAATGTCATTGCTCGCATGTTCTGAAAGCCAGAAACCCCATCTTCAAATTGAAAAAGGTCGCCGACGTTAATCGCATCAATGCTTGTAGAGCCTGTTGGCTCTGTTACGGTAATTTCGGTAACGTTCTGACCGGTAGGGTCATTTGTACTGAGAACGGTCATTACCCGATTTGAGCTGGTTGAGTTCCGCCCAATGCTGCCCGCGATATGGGTTGGCATTAAGTTAGACTTATCCCATTCGCACCCTTGGAATTCGCCAACCATCCAGCTCATTGCGTCGCGGTTATTTCGATCTATTGCAAACTGGTTTAAGCCAGTACCAACAATCCGCGATATCTTGTTAAGTGGCAGGAAGCCGCGGAGACCGCTGGGCGAAAAGCCAATTTCTTCGAAAGCGTATAAGGCGTCAGATAATTGCTCGTAACTCGTCAAGTCAATCTCACCATCGCCATAAAATCGATAAGGGCCACTGTTAGGAACATACTGACCAAATAGCACATTGTCAGGGTCTGGGTCGTTATACGTCATTGTCGAGTTGATTGACTTGGCAATGTGGGACTCCACCTTGGTTCCCAGTTCTTTTGCAGCCGCCATGGAGAAGTTAGGCAAGTCATTTTTTACATTAAAGATAAACTCTTGAGCACTGAACTGATAAGCATAGTTCATTGCACTGGCGCATGTTAATGACTGAACGCGTTGTTGTGAACCTTGAAAGGATGCAACAAGACCAGCAGTAACGGTACCACGAGGGGGAAGTTTCCACGAAACGGTTTCACCCAAGTTTGCGGTTAAGGAGTTAAAGTCCTTAAATTTTTTATTTGCACGATTGATAAAGCAAAAAGAGTTAAGCAACCACGCCATGACATTATCTTGATAAGTCTCGACGTTCTGAAGAATATTATTGACTGGCATTTAAATGCTCCCAAAATTGTTAAATTTCGGGCGCGTGGCTGGCCTTTTAGATTAAACCCTGTACTTCTGTCTAAGGTCGCTTACACTTTGCTTACCACCGCCCATTTGCGCGCTCGATGGTTTCATTTGTGACAGTGGCTCGGGTACTTTGCCGGTTTTCTTCGCCTGATTATTCAGCCTAATTGAATCGGATAACTTTTTCATCTGCTTTTTGGCTAATGTATCGTTACCAATGCTAATTAACTGCGCAATCTCGGTATATTTTCGCGTATCTTTTGATAACTCCCTAAGTATTTCGGTAGTGTTATCAAATTCATCTGCAAAAAAAGCCAATTTAGGAACCCTATCTAGTGCTAAATCTTGTAAATTGTCGTAAAAATTGGGATCGCTATCCATCTCTTCATTTATTTTCGACTGGAATGACTTCGCAAAATTGGAGACCTTGTCTCGCTGTAGTTTTTGCTCTGCACGCTGATCTAAATACGCGTCAAGCTGAGATGGCGTCATTTGAGAAAAGTCTAGGGCTTGCTCAGGTGGTTGAGTTGGTTGCACATTTCTACTTGCAATCTGCTCTTCCTGTATTCGCCGCGCCTCTTGCTCTCGCGCCTCTCTCTTTGCCCTTCCGATTAATCGATTTAGCTCAGACTGAGGAATCATTTTCTCCTGAACATCATCACCCGAGCTTTCGGTCGCCGATGATTCGTTGGATATATCGATTACATCCGCTTCAGTCGCGCCAACACTTCCCTCGTTTTTGCTTTCAACATTTACATTATTTACATTATTTACATTATTTACATTATCAGGAACT